GTTGATTACGGTGGAGTCTCCGCGTGAGGTGATCACGGACCGGGACCATCGGACTGGTCGTGTCGCTTCGGCTTTGCGTTTGTACGACGTGGTGAACGGTAAGGCGACGGCCGCGACGTTGTATCTGCCCAATGAGACGGTGTGGTTGACGTCGGATGGTGGCGATTGGGCGGAGGTCGATCGGGACCAGCACGGTATGGAGCGGGTTCCGGTGGTGCCGAAGTTCAACCGCCGGCGGTTGACAATTCCGTCTTCCCGCACAACGCAGGGTGTGTCGGAGATGGCGGGGGTTATCCCGCTGGTTGATTCTGCGGCCCGGAACTTGACGAACGCCCAGTTGGCGCAGGAGACACACGCTGTGCCGCAGCGTGGTGTTCTCGGCGCGTCCAAGGGTGACTTTGTGAGCCCGGACGGTGAACCGATGCCTGTGTGGGAGGCCTACTTCGGCGCGGTGTGGGCGATCTCGAACCCGAATGCGAAGACGTTCCAGTTCGATTCGTCGAGCATGGAGAACTTCGAGCGCATGATGAACTTGTATGCCCGCATGGCGTCGGGTGTGGCGGGTGTTCCGGCTAGCTACTTCGGTCTCGCTGCCGACGATGCGGCTTCTGCTGATGCGATTCGTTCTCGCGAGTCGCGTCTGGTGAAGAAAGCTGAGTTGTGCGGCGAGTACTTCGGGGATCCGACAACGGAGGCGTTGCAGATCGCGATCCGGATTCGTGACGGGCAGTGGAGTGAGGACGCTGAACTCCTCGAGACGTTGTGGAATGATCCGGCGACTCCGACTGTGGCACAGAAGACTGATGCGATCGTGAAGCTCCACACTGCGGTGGATGGGCAGAAGCGGTCGCTGCTTCCCGCTGAGATGGCCTATGAGGAACTCGGGTGGGGCCCGGAGAAGATTAAGCGTGCTTTGCGTCTTCGCGCTGAGGAGGCGGAGGATCCGCAGCTTGATCGTGTGGTCCGCAACTTCCAGGATGTGACCGGTGCTGCCGGCGGAAGCGAGTAGTTACTGGCGCGACCAGGCCCGCGTGACTGCTGCATTGTTGGCGGTCCTGCGTCGTCTCTGGCGGCGTATGGATGGAGATTTCGATCAGTCGTGGGCGTCGATTTCTTCTCCGGCGCTCGTTGCTGTACTGCAGGCGCAGCAGACTGTGGCGTCGAGGTCGGTGGAGTTTGTTCCGCGGGTCCTCGACGAGTTGAACATCGACGTGGCGCCGGACGGTGTTCCGGATCCGGAGGCTTTCGTCGGGCTGGCAGGCGATGGTCGTCCCGTCGAGTCTTTGCTTGTGGGCGCGAAGGTGGCAACGAAACGCGCCATCGCTGGTGGGGCTACGGAGACGGCCGCGTTGGATTCGGGCGGTCGCTGGTTGGAGCTTGCGGTGCAGACGTTGATGTCTGACACCGGGCGTGCTGTGGAGTCGACCGGTATGGCGGCCCATCGAGGCGTCGGATATGTGCGGATGCTCAATCCGCCTTCCTGTTCTCGGTGTGTGGTGCTGGCTGGGAAGTTCTACCGCTACAACACAGGGTTCCGTCGTCATCCTGGCTGCGATTGCCGGCACATTCCGTCGAAGGAGTCGATGGCAGGTGATTTGACGGTTGATGCTGACCGCTATTTCGCGAACCTGTCTGCCACTGAGCAGGATCGGTTGTTCACCAAGGTTGGTGCGCAGGCGATCCGTGACGGCGCTGATATCACGCAGGTCGTCAATGTGCGCCGGGGTATGTCTACTGCTCAAGTGAATGTTGCGGGCTGGATCCCGAAGGGTCGTTTGACGACGACGCAGGTGTACGGCCAGCAGATCGAAACAACCATGGAGGGCATCACTCGCCGCGGTGTGGCGTACGGCGCGATGAGTCGTGCTGGTTACGCCCAAAGGCAGACCGATGTTCGTGGGCAACGGTATTTCCAGGCGCGTGCGCCGCGGTTGATGCCCGAGGGTATCTACCGGATCGCCGAGAACCGTGAGGACGCTTTGCGTTTGCTGCGGTTGTACGGGTATCTCCTCTGATTTCCTCGCCCGCAAGGGGTGAGGCCAACCTCTCGCAAGGAGAGTTTCCAAATGGAAGACGACAACAGCATCGAGGCTTTGCTTTCGGACGCACCCGAGGAGGATGCGGACCGTGAGGCGCCCGAGGCGGACGACGACGGTGTTGAGGATCCGGAGGGCGCCGACAAGCTCGGTGACGCCGGCAAGAAGGCCCTCGACGCCATGAAGGCGAAGCTCAAGGCGGAACGGCAGAAGCGGATCGCCGCCGAAGCTGCTCTCGCGGACAACGCCAACGAAGACGAAGACACCAAGGCGCGGCAGCAGGCCGAATCGGCGGCGCTCGCTAAGGCAAATGCACGAATCGTGAAGGCGGAGGTGCGGGCGGTTGCCGCCGGCAAGCTCGCAGACCCCGCCGACGCACTGAACTTCATCGACCTCGAGGACTTCGAGGTCGGGGAGGACGGCGACGTCGACCAGGACGAGATCGCGGAAGCGATAGACGACCTGCTCCGCCGTAAGCCGTATCTCGCCGCGCAAGGCGGCACTAAGGGACCGAAGCCGGATCGCTCGCAAGGAGCGAAGGGAGTCGGAACTGGATCCGCCGCGCAGCAGTTCGCTGCGGCAATCGACAAGCTCCTCTGACGTAGGCCAGGACATCTGGCCGGGAAGGAATCCCGATGGCCGGGATCAACATGAACCGCACTACCGCAGGAGTCCTGCTCCCGCCCCAGGTGTCGAACGAGATTTGGCAGGACGCCCAGAACGAGTCTGTGATTCAGCGACTCGTTCCGAAGGTCAACCTGCCGGGCTCGGGCATCACCATCCAGACGATCACCGGTGACCCTGTCGCCGAGTGGGTCAATGAGACCGAAGAGAAGCCGGTTGGCGACTCGGAGTTCGGTCAGAAGTCGATGACGCCGTACAAGGCTGCGATCATCGAGGTGTTCTCGGACGAGTTCCGCCGCGACAAGGCCGCCCTGTACAACGCTCTGCAGACCCGCCTGCCCGGCGCGCTCGCGAAGCTGTTCGACACGGCTGTCATGTTCGGCCCGTCTCCCGGCTCGAACTTCGACAACCTCGCTGCGGCCCCGACCGCAAGCATCGACACTGCCGGTTCGGTGTACACCGGACTGCTCGGTGCACTGTCGTCGGTGGCGACGGTCGGCAAGGGCGACATCACCGGCTGGGCAATGTCCCCTGCCGGCGAAATCAAGGTGCTCGGTGAGCTCGACGCTGATGGGCGCCCGCTGTTCACGGCGAACGCTCAGCAGGACGGTTCGATCGGTTCGCTCCTCGGCCGCCCGATCTACAAGACCAGTTCGGTGTACAAGGCGCGTGGCGGCTCCGGCACCACGGAAACTCTCGGCTTCGCGGGTGACTGGGGTTCGGCACGTTGGGGCACTGTTGAGGGCATCAAGGTCAGCGCCACCGATCAGGCCACCATCAACAAGGGCGGCACGCAGCTCAACCTGTTCCAGCGGAACATGTTCGCGCTGCGCGTTGAGGTCGAGTTCGGTTTCATCGTCCGCGACGTCAATCGCTTCGTTCGTCTCACCGGCTCGGCAGGTGCGTGATGGCAGCCCCGAAGTTCGTTGACGTAGTCGACTCGCTTTCGGGGGCCACACTGTCGGTTCCCGAGGACCAAATCGACTTGTTCGAGACTGCAGGGTTCCGGCGTCCCAACGCCCGTAAGCCTGCCACGAAGAGGGCAACGGGAGGCAAGGGTGACGAGTCCGCTGCCGCCCCTGATCGGGATCGATGATGTCGAATCCCGGCTAGGGGAGAGCCTGTCGGGAGCTGAACGCGGCCAGGTCACGTCCTTGATCACGTTCGCTTCTGCGAAACTCCGTGCTGTTGTGCCACTTGTCGATCTCCGGATCCTCGAGGGCACTCTCGCACCGGATCTGGTCACGGGAACATTGGTGTCCGCGGTGACACGCGCTCTCGACGTCCTTCGGGTGGGGTTACGGGTCCGCAGTGAGCAGTTCCCGGAGGTGCAAACCACATACATGGATGCTTCGGCGGACATTGTGTGGTTCACCTCTGGGGAACTCGCGGACTTGTCGCCGTCCGCTGGGGATTCCGGGGGAGCGTTCACGATCCGACCGAGGGGCATCTGGTGACATTCCCTGAGAAGTGGGTGCTCATCGTAGACACCCCGGCGACTGTGGTTGATCCGTCGACGGGTAACCGAATCCCTTCGGAGCCCACTGAGATCCCGTGGACGGGTCTGTTGCAGCAGCGGCAATTGTCGGCGGCGTCGGTTGATGCCGGCAATACCGAGTTCGAACCGGGGCATGTTGTTTCGTCGTTCGTGCTGTTGCTGGATCCAGGGATTCCGGTGGTGCCGGATCGGCGGGACCGGTTCCGAGATGAAGACGGCGTGGTTTATCAGGTGGAG